ACTTCGAACGCGCATTACAAGTCGAATTTTAAAATTCTAGAGAAAAAACCATGAATCGCCTCCCTCCTGAGCTGCATATCGTGCAGGGTTCTGTGCAAACGCACAAAGGCACAACCTTGCCTGATCGAATACGACAACGGATCCCAAAAGCCGACTGGTTTGATAATCCGGAAGCGTGGGATGCTGACAAATTCATTCGTGAGACCAGCGATTTTCTGTGGGACAGTTACGGCATCGGTGCAGATCAGCACAAACACATCCTGGCTGCTTGTGCCGCCCAGCTTGAAATCTACATCCAGTCAAGGATCGGGCTAAAAAAGACCGGGTTGCTGGCTAAAATAAAAGAAGGCAAAATCGGCAAATCACCGTACCTTGAAATTGGGGACCGGGCGCTGATGCGGGCCACGATGCTGATGAACGATATGGGGCTGACTCCTCGCGGGCAATTGACTTCGACTAAACAGGAAGGCGGCAAGTACGCGGACTTTCTTGCAGGGCCGTAATCTTGATTTATGATCTACGAAGACGGGATACTTTACGCTGTATCAGTGGTAAAAGGCGACGTTGTTGTTTGCCGCAACATTAAGTTAGCGGCACAGCGATTCCTGAATTTCTTGGAAGACAAGGCATGGCCTTGGGAATTCCACGCAAAATATGTCACGCACTGTCTAGAATTTTGCCAGACTCTTAAGCACACAAAAGGGCCAGACGCTGGCAAGCCGCTGGTGCTGCAACCGTTCCAGATATTTCTAATTTGCGCGATCTACGGGTTTAGATCTAAAAAAGATCTGTCTAAACGCATGACCACGGATGTGATCGTGTTCATCCCGCGCAAGGCTGGCAAGTCTACTTTGATCGCCGCCATCGGACTGTACGAGCTAAAATTTGGCGAGGCAGGTGCAGAAGTTTACACACTTGCCACAAACCGCGACCAGGCAAGCATCGTGTTTAATGCCGCAACTGGCTTTGTTGATGCAATGCCTGTTGACATATCGTCTTTGTATTTGGTCGGCAAACACCAGATCACAATCAACGGTGACAGCCAGACAAAGTTTAAGGCGCTGTCGCGAGACACAAAAAAGTCTGGCGATGGCATGAACCCCAGCTGCGCGATCATAGACGAGGCGGCACAGATCGTAGATCGCAATGCTATCGAAGTTATATTTTCGGGCATGGTGGCCAGAAAAAACCCGTTAAGAATTTACGTTTCTACCGCCAGTTTTACAAAAGAGACAAAGTTTTACGAAGACATGCAGATGCTGGAAACAATTCTGCACGGCGAAGCGTCGGAAAACCCGCACTGGTTCGGGCTGCTTTACGGGCTGGATGTTGCTGACGATTGGCGCTTGCCAGCAAACTGGGCAAAAGCTAATCCAATGCACGGCATAAGCATTTATGAAGATGCTATCTTGCAACGGGCAGAAGACGCTAAACATAAGCCCGCGGCGCTAAATGAATTCTTATGCAAGTCGTTGAATATTTACGTAAGTGCAAACTCAGCGTGGGTGGATCGAGCATTCTGGGATGATGACAAAGCAAGAATTGTTGACGATAGAATTCCTGAATCTGTGTTTATTGGGTTTGATCTCGCGGCAATACGCGACTTAAACGCGGTCTGTACTCTTAAGCGATTTGCCGATGACGATTTTGAAGCTGAATGGAAATTCTTTATTCCCGCTGACGGGCTTGCGCTTATTCCAAAACATTACGGGGACATCTTTCGCGTTGCCAAAAACTCTGGGATACTGCATGTGACGGAAGGCAACGTAATGGATGATCGAGAGATTTCGGCATATATACTGGAGCAAGCGACAAAATATGATGTGAAAGAGATAGGTTTTGATGCGTATAATGCTGCTAGTCTGGTTGCGCGGCTTTTTGAAGCAGGGTTGCCGGTTAAGAAAGTGGGGCAAGGTATGGCCGTACTATCGAACCCGTCTAAGCACGTAGAACGGCTAATAATGTCGTGCGGAATAAAGCACAATCAAAATCCGTTTCTGGGATGGCAATTATCAAATTGCGAGGTTTACGAAGATGTGCAGGGTAATATTAAAGTCAAAAAGAATGAAACCGATACTTCCGCGAAAGTGGATGGCATCATCGCTTTGATTATTGCAATGCATTGCTCGCTAGATAATCCTGCTATTTCTGGGTTTGGGTTTCGCTCGTTTTAGGAGAATAAAATGGCTTTTCTAGACATTTTCAAACGTAAAGATGTAAAAAAAGAAAGTAATACGTTATTTGGTCAGTCTGCATTGGGCAACAATGTCGTTTACCAAGGCGGCAATAACCCACCGTCCGTTAGCACTCAAGTCTTGTACGTGACCACCTCTAGCGCCACAAGCGCAGGGCGGTCGGTGGACATGACGATGCTGTCTCGTAACAGCACGATCATGGCTTGCGTAGGCGCAAAAGCAAGAGCGATGAGTCAGCTACCAATACGTATTATGTGTGATATTGACGGGACTTACGTAGACGCGATCACTTCAGACGCAGTAGGTTCACGAGACAAGGCCAAGGCTAAACAAGTAGCTAACTTGATCATGCAGCCCAGCCACTTCCAAAGCCAATACGAGTTTTGGTATCAGACTATGATGTGGCTAGACCTTTCCGGCGAGGCTTTTATTTTGTGGTGGAGAAAAGAACAGGAAAACAGTCTTGCTACGCCGCTGGAGATGTATTTGCTGGATTCGACGTTGATTGCGGTGACTATTACGCCTACTCGTTATCCGTCCTACCGGCTTAGTACTCCGTCGTATGGGTTTAGTCGAGACCAGCCGCTTGCTGCTCACCAGGTCATGCACATTGTCGAGGCGGCGTGGCAAGGCAGCGCGGGGTTCAACAAAGGCATTCTGGCCACTGAACTTGTTGGGCTTGATCAAGATATTGATTTATATGCAAATTATGCTATGCAAAACGGAGCGAAACCGTCGGGCATGTTTACGTCTGAGCAGGTTATTCCGGACGCAAAATACAAAGAGATTGCAGCTCGCTTGAAGGAAGCATGGGCCAGCATGACCGGTAGCAGAAACAGCGATCCATCTAAACCCGGCCAAGGCATGTTGCTTGATCAGGGCATGAAATACACGCCGTTGCAGATGCTTACTTTACAGGACGCTGACTGTGCAAATCTGAAAACGCAGACGATGAAACGGATATGCGGTCTGTTCGGGGTTCCTCCTGCGATGATCGGAATTGCGGATCAGAAATACAACAATACACAGACTATGCTGGACGAGTTCTACAAATCGACAATGTATCCGATCATTGTAAACATGCAACAAAAGTTGAAGGAACATCTGTTCCCTGGTTACCCGTCCTTGTCGGTAGAATTTGACACTCGCAACTTTCTTAAGGGCGCTCCACTCGACCAGATGAACTTTGTTGTGGCTGGCGTAGGCGCCGGGATTATGACTCCAAATGAAGCTCGGCAATATATGGGGATGCCCAACATCGATGGCGGCGATGAATTAAGCGCAACTAAAGCTGCATCTATGACTGGTTCCAGCCCGCAGGATACCGGCGGCGGCGGGGGTAATCAGACCAAAAAAATGAACATCGGCAAATAAATGCGCTTTTTATTTTCAGATGTGATAGGCTTTCTTACAAAGTATCGTTTTGGGCAGTCTTTTCCGAAACGGGGCAACTCCCGTTTTTTTGTTACGGATATAGACAAGACGAAAACTAGTGAGGTTATTTATGATCGAAAAGATTCTGGTTTGCGAAGCAGTACTTTCCCTCGAAAAGCAAAATAATAAACAGGGAAGTATAGAAGCTACTGTCACTACGTGGGGCGCACGAGAAGGCTCCGACGGTCGCCGATTCTTCTACAAACCTGAAGGCTTTGCCGCGTGGGCCGACGAGTTCTCTAAGTCTGGCAAACCTCTTCCCATGTTTGTGAATCATTCTGCTGACGCGATTCCCGTTGGCCAGTGGGATGAGTTTAAGTTCACCGACGAAGGCATGACCGCCGCGGGTAGACTATTTACCAACACCAGTGCTGGCAACGATTTGTACAAAGTAATGCAAGACAGCCCTCGTATGTTTGGCGGCGTGTCTGTTTCTGCTTATGCAGATGAGTATCAGATGCTTGACGAAGCTGGTGCCGTGCTTTCTGGAACAGCCGCCGACGAAGGCTATTTTAATATTACCAAGGGCGGGCTGCGAGAAGTGTCTGTTGTGATGTATCCGAATAATCCGATGGCAGAGGTATCAAAGTTGGAATATTTCCGGCCTGATGGCTCTGCTGATTTAAAAGTTTTTGAGCAAGCACTGCGGGATGCAGGGCTAATCAGAAAAGACGCAAGACAATTTGCGTCAAATCTTAAGCAAGTATTAGAGCGGCGTGATGCCAGCCTAAAAACGCTTAAAAACTCAGACGTACAGAGGGATTCTGACGCGGCTGTGAATGCTGAGATTCTTGAAGCTCTTAACGAGCGCGAGTTTCTTAAAAACCTCACTCACCGTTTAAAGGTTCCCAAATGTCCAAAGAAATCATTGAAAAACTCGACGCTATAGAGGCAACTCAAGCTGCGGCTATTACCGCGGTCGAAACTGCTGCTGTTGCAAATCTTGATGCTGCGAAAGTAGAGTTCTCGGAAAAGATTGCGGCGCTGGAAGCAAAAGTGTCGGCTGTGCAAGCTCCGGCGATTATCAAACCTATCGCAAAAAGCGTTACTGTTGATGTCAATAGAAGCGTACGCGAACAACTGAGGTCTTTTTTGAACGCACAAAATCGTGTTCAAAAAGAAATTCAGCTTTTTGCTGATGAGTCCGAAATGCAAGCCTACCTGTCGGAAGCGTCTGCGCTTACCGGTAGCGGAGCTGGCATTGGCGGTCGGACTGCATATGATCCTGTGTTTACCGCTTTGCGTTTGGCAAACCCTTTGCGGGGCGTTTCTCGCACGGTGTCGACCGATGGTTCTACCTATATGTTCCGGACAAAAACCGGCAACGCTGGCGCGACTTGGGGTTACACCGTAGCTAACAACGGTTCAGCAACAACGGAATCGACCGCAATCTGGCAGCTTACCCTAGCTGATCTGAATGTGCAGTTTCCGATCCGCACCGCGGCGTTGGATGACATCGATGGGCTGGAAGCGAATGTTGTCTCAGACATGCTGGCTGAGTTTAGCCAGGTCGAGGCGCAATCGATGATTTTGAACTCCGATCAGACTGACACGCCAAGCACTTACGGCGGCACGTCTGGACTTCGTGGTCTGAATCAATACCCAGGTGCAAACTCGAGCTTCACCGCAGGCACTATTTCTACTGCGGCGTTTGGCACTTCAGGCACTGGGTCGACTAACGGTTTGCATTCTATCGCAACGTATGACCAGTTGACCTCAAACGTCAACACCGTTGGTGCTAACGCGATTGTCTACAAAGATGTTGTTAACTTTGTTTACAGTCTGCCGCAACAGTATTGGACTGAATCTGCGAGATTTGTCATTAACCCGATTTTGCTGCAAGCGATTCGCGGGTTGGTGGATACTCAAGGTCGTCCGATTTATGTTGATGGTCTGGCTCGTGGCGATGGCATTGTTGGCCAGCTTCTCGGCTTCGATGTTGTTGTTAACAAGTATGTCTCCAACCCGTCGCAAGCCTCGTCTGGTTCGGCTGGAACTACGTCGCAATACCCGATGTATTTCGGGGACTGGCAGCGTGGGCATACTATCGTTGATCGGTTGAATATGATCATGCGCCGCTACGACCAGAGCTTGCCAGGATCGATAACTTTTTACGGGGAAAAGCGTTTGGCAACCTCTATTTTGGATCCGTTCAGTCTTATTCGGTATCGCTCGACCGCCACCGCGACGTAACTGTTGCAACCTTGTCGGGGCTTCGGCCCCGGCTATTTCTAAAAGGTCAGAGTTATGAATATTTTAGACGGAATACGCACAGCATTAACTCAGCGCGAGATGGTTACTGTCAATTTGCGCGAGGCCTCGGCTTTAACAGGTAGCGGATCAGGTGTTGGCGGCAATGTTGTCAACGATGTGGCTTTTTCAAAACTTCGTCAGGCAAATCCGTTTCGGGAAGCTACAAGGCAGATTACCGTCACCGGTTCGGACGCTCAGTTTGTGGCGCGAACGGGTAACGCAGCAAATGCGACAAATCCGTGGCTGTATCCGGTAACTGCAAATAGTGG